GAATCTACATACTCTTTTTCAAAAACTTCCAACTGCTCACGAGAGTATTGAGGTTTGTCATCTTTCTTAGACAGAGCTTCCTCTAACATCGTAGGGAGTTTCTCTGCTAAGTCCTCACTCTTGCGTCTATATTCCATTGCTCGGTTCTTCCAGGGAACACCAAACTCATCAACATCCTGATTACTGTCAGGTACAGGAGTTGGTTCTGGTTGAACTTCTGCCTGTGGGTCGGGTGCAGGCTCTGTTACGACCTCTTCTGTTACTACTTCTTCTGTCGGGGCGGTTGGCTCCTCAACTGGCTTTACAACCTCATTTTCTTCTGGCATATTAGCCCTCTCTTTTTACGCCCGTAGGCGAGGTTACTTCACTTTTGTGTTATACTTCTTGTTATCCCACTCAAACTCTTTTAAACCTTGCTTTCTAGCAGTAGCAAAGGCTGTATCGAAATCTACATCATTCTCTCTTGCAGGTGAATTGTCTTTCTTGCGTTTTGTCTGCTCATAGGTGTATGTTCTATAATCACCGCTATCATCTGCTCTATTAACTACATCAAAGTTAAACTCTTTCTTACCATCATCACCAGCATTTCTAATACGCATCTCTTCTTTTTCCTTGAAGTAGAACATAGCCTTATGCCTATCAATAGAACCCTTCATAAGTCCAGAGGCTACTGCCATAGCCTGCTTATATGCTTTCTGTGAAGTCTCATCTGGGAAGTTACCACTAACGCCTTGCTGATATAGGTCTGTGTTGTCCTGTGCTGCATAATAAGCATTCTGGTGATTGATAACTTCTTGCATATTACCACCAAACTCTTCTATGCGACCAGAATCAAGTCTATTAAGGACTGTAGAGCCTATCATAGCCATTATCTCAGGGCTTGTAGAGGCTCCCTCACCATATATTAAATCTGTTAACTGTTTTAAGTCTTGGTCATTTGGCATTTTTAGTTTCCTTGTATTGTTTTAATAGACCCATAGCCTGTTTAACTGTTAGTTCAGATTCGTCTTTCTTAGCTCTTTTACTTATCCACTTCTCGTTCTTATCTGGATAAGTTCTATGTAACTCCTCGTGAACTATAGTATTCATTAATCCACCTAATCTAGGATTAACTCGTATTCGCATCTTGTCAAAGTCTATATCTCCGTAATCGTGCATACGTCTGTCAACCTTACGGGTGTATTTACGCTTAGGCTTCTGCTTTTTCTTCATTCAGAATCGTAGTCCTTTGTCATTTCTTTATCTTGATTTCTTAACTTACTAAAATCAGCCTCTACGGAAGCAAGTTCTTCTGCGTACTTGTTCTTCAAACTTAATACGTGCATATTAGCCATCTTTAGTATTCGTGCTTCCATCAACTTCTTTTCTTCGTAGATGTTCTGCCAATTATCATCCAACAACTGCATAGAACTCTTTATGTCATTAAACACAACTCTCCATACTGGAGAACGTTCTAAGTCATTAACGATAGTCCTACAATCTTCCATTCTGTTTATTAAATCCTGTTCGTAATCGTCAATCGGAACATCAACCTTATCAGCAACACTTTCTCGTTGCACTTTTAAGCGTTTCTTTACACTTTTTGATATAACTTCTTCAGGTACTCTTACACGTTTCTTACGCTTTTTTAGGTCTTTCGACATTTGCAGCCTCCTGGGCTTGGCTCTCGGATGCCATCTCAAAGACCTTCTTTAAATTATCCATCTTTGAAGATTGCAACTCGGATTGTTTGTCTGTGACTTTCATTTCGTTCTGTATGCTTCTACCTTGCTTGTCTGCCTCTATCCCACGCTTCTTTAATACCTGTGCCATCTCTTGGTCGGTTAAATCTTCACTCTTGACCTTGATATCATCAGGTGGTGGCTGTTGCTGTTGTTGTTGCATCTGTTGCATCATAGACTCTGGTGTTTCGTGCATCTTCTCGTGGTCAGGTACATCTAGTGTCTTTAAGATGTAATCTACTATTGCTGCCATATGTTGAGGCTTCACAACACCACTCTGAAGTAAGGCTTGATTCTGTGTAAGCATATAAGCCTGCTGTGCCTTCTGCATTCTATTCTGTGGGTTAGTGTTCTGGTCGTTACCTCTAACCTTAATCGTATACTTGCCCTGTATCTCTTCTTTAGTTAGCTTTATAGGCTCATATCCGTCCTGACCGAAGTAAGCGAACTCATACTCATCAGAACCATACTGACACCATAGTTCCCATATCCAAGTAAATAGTTCCTGAAAGCCAGATATAAACAAACTAGCATCTAAGGAAAAGACCTGTTGCATATTCTGGTTTTGCATCTCAACTTCACCTAATGTTCTAGGCTGACGCTTGTTAATCATACTCTGTAGAGAGAAATCAACCTGACCGATAAGTTCCTCAACCTTTGTCTCCAATAACATCTGTTCTCTTTCGTATGAGAACTCTACATTAGGGTTGTTATTGTTTAGAGGCTTAATTATATCGTCTAACGGTTGCATACCCTGTACAGGTAATGATTGACCGAATATGAACTGCATTGCGTTCTTATTAACCATACCTGCCCTATGAGTGAACATTGGTGTGTTTCTCATAGTCTGCTGGTCTAACTTCTGACAATGCTGCATATCTATTTCTTTAACTATATCTTCTATTAACTCTGGTATCCCCCTATGTGAGAACCACCTATCGTCTGTTAGTTCATAGAATAGTTTTACGAAGGGGTATTTCCCACTATAGAAGGGAAGTGATATCTTCCTTAATAGTTTATCAAACTCTGGTGCTACTGTAATGACGCATTTAGTTAAATCGCCATTGCCTTTAAGGTCAAACCAACCATATGCTTCCCATATCTTAATCTTATGGGACTTGTTCAACCTATCAATTCCTTCTCTAAGGTCTTTCTCTGTATCAATCTCTTTTTCTGATATAGTGCTACCACCAGAAGAACTGCCTTTATACTTATCAGCAATTTCATCCATATCCAGTATCTCGTCTACATCCCAGCCATTGTTCTCACCACGCATCTTAACTGAATGATAGTCCAACTCAAACTCGTGTACTATGCACTCTGCTGACTGTGGATTATAACCTGCATCTGCTGATGGATAAGTCTTCTCTGGCTCACATAACGCTACGTCAGGGAAGTCATATAGGATATCTAATACATTTAACTTAATCTCTGTCTTACCTTTAAGAATCTGCTCTACTGCCTTCTCTACTTCTTTACGATTATGCTCTGCTACCTTCTTCTGCATATCTATATCAAACTTTTTAACTAATGCCTGTGCTATCATAGGTGGAGTAGTCTGCATAGAATAGAGCTGAATAGCTTCCTGCATAGATAAATCATCTATAGAGTATTCTTCTGTTCTTTTAACAATGTCTGTCTTCCAGTAAGGTTTGAATAAATAGAACCCTTTTTCCAATGAACGGTCTATACCTATAATACTTTTAGGCTTAATATCAATAACATCCATTATAAGATGGTCTAAGAACTTCTCTATCTTATAGGCTGTATCCCAATTCCCATTAGGAGTAGGCACACATTGGACTATAGGGCGTATACCAAAGATTACATTTACCAATGCAGCCTTTAGTTTACGTATTTTAGTCTCTATGGTAGGCATACGGATATTGGCACACCCTACGAATGGAAAGTTCTTCTTCTTTTTTATACGATATCTCATTTTGTACCATTTAACGTTCTTCTGTTCCCAGGTACTTGTGAGTGCTATTGAGTCGTCAACCTTCTGTTTAACGAGGCTGACTAAATCCTTTGGGGTTTTCTTTGCCATTATAATCCGTAATTCTCCTGTATGATAGGTGCCATCTCAAAGTTCTCACTTTGATGTATTTCCATAGCTGAAGCTGCGTAGGGCTGAATTATTTGCTCTGCATAAGCCATTGCATCAACTAAGTCATCATATTTTGAGCCACCTATGGTTAAAAGTTCATCTCTTGCTTCTATATGGTCGCCACCTATGTAATACTTACCTTGTTCAAATAAAGGTTGTAAAGCAGCTATAATCCTAGATTTCTTATTTCTGGCACTAACACTTGTAGATGCGTTAGTAAATACGTTCTTTAACTCTGTTATAGGAGGATATACCTTCCTATCTTGGCATTTATTTAAAAATGAAGCATAAAAACTTTTTTCTACTCCAGAATTAGGAATACCAAGACCAGTAAAAGTAGGCTTATGCTGTAGATACAAGTTAATAATTGCGTCCTGGAACTCTCCAAGTGGCATACGGGTTCTGATGTAGTGAGCAAGATACCTATTTGACGATGTATCACACATAACCAGTACCGCCACTTTGTAATCGGCTGTATTGTCGTCTGAGTAAGCAGGGTCGACTGCGATAACTGAGGAGTATTGTTCTGGAAGGGTTTTCCAGTATCGGATACTTTCTTCCTTAATGGGGGCTGATTCATCAAACAGGGGGTTATTTAGGTACTCAGCAGAGAACCGTGTTGACCCTATTTCCCGTTTTCTGACTTGTAACTTCTCGTGTGTCCATAATGCAGTCCATATCTCATTACCTTCTTCCTGGATACCATCTGTATAGGCTTGGAACTTACGTTTCTCCCAACCATTGTCCATTACGAGCAAATCACTTAATACGCTTAATGGGTGAATAACTGTTCCTACTATGACAAACTGCCCCTCAGGGAGTAAAGTATTCAAACAAGCCTTAAATAACCAATTCTTTAACTTACGACGTTGGTCTTCACTCTCTACTGAATCATCTGTTTCTATGTCATCGCATATAATACAGTCAGGTCTTGCACCTCTAACCTGTGAACCAGCTCCTTTAGCCCTTATAGAGACACCGTTACTTAATATGATGTGACTCTCAGACCACTTAGCACTCCTTAAATCACCAAAGAAGCCTATAATCTTAGGATTGCCCTCTATCTCACGCTTTATCTTACGAAGGAAGTCTACTGCGAAACCCTCAGATGCTGAAAATATGATGATATCCTTCTTCTTTCCAAATACTGCAAGCCATATAGGGTAGAATACTGTGCATACGGTACTTTTAGCAAAACCTCTAGGAGCGGCTAAGACTAACCGCCCAGAGAGGATGAGCTTGTAGATTTCCCGATGAAAGTCTGGGACGCTACAAGTTAGGAAGGAACTTAAAAACTCTTCTATGAAAGCCCCAAAGTCTGTCTCAAACAGATTCTTTAGTGCTATTATCTCTTTTTCCGTTAGTTGCACTCTTACTCCTATTCGAGCTTTTGCTCTTATATTCTGAGTAGTGTATACATTTGCTGCATTTGTGGGGATACCCTTTACAATTTAGATGTAATATACAATAAGGTATAGCATAGTTACTACGTGACTTAGAACTCATACTTATTAAAGACCTTATTTAAAGTTTCAAAATTGTGCGTAGCTTATATTATGAGATAGACTTCTTAAATAATATGTTAAAAGTTTCATTTTGGTACGTAGTTACCTGTGAGGCTTTATACCCATGCTAAGGGGGGGGTCTGGGGGTGGTCGACCCTCTATATAGGTTTATTTACCTTGCCTTTTACCGCACACATACCCTCATACCCAAGCTTAGGGTTACCACGTGGTAGCTTGTGCCAATAGCCGAGTGCAGTAAGCTCATCACGTAGCACTACATACAGGCCTGTATCACGTGTCATCTTGCGTATCTTAGCCCTTAATATGTCATTAAATGTCTTAGTATCCACGCAAATATACCTTAATACCGTGTTAGCCAGACGCCTAACGGTGTCTACTTAGCCTCTATATTGCTATCATTGAGCTTAGCTCTTAGTTTATCGCTGTCTTCATTAGATAGATTGAAGATAGCTGTGTTGACGTTGCCCTTGTCCTGGTACAGGCCTTGTATCTTAGCTAGGTTCTCTATGCCTCGTAGACTGTTGGAGTAGTCACCCTTAGCCTCACATACAGCACTAATACGCTCAAACTCAGCCTGTATACTCTCCTTACTATACCCTAGCAATGCTAAGTCTTGTCGTATCTTGTCCTCCATACTATATATATTACTCTTGCAAGTACTCTCTGCATACCCTGCTTTACGTCCTGCCTCTGCTAACGTTGAGCTTGTTGGTATGTTCTTTATCATTCTATTGTATTTGATACTCTTCTTTGTAGTCATAAGCCTTTAGGTATCCCGCCGAATATATCCTTTGTATAGTCTGTTTGTCAAGTGACCGACCTGCTACCTCTTCCTATATAAAGGACATTAATATGCTTAATTATAAGGGTTTACGATAAATAATCAGGTATCCCGCCGAATATACGCACCATATTTAAACGTTACGCCCCATAAATCGCTTGAGGATGCCCTGTAATCAACGATAATCAATCAAGGCATACAATAGTATACCCTGTTTTGAGCATACTTGACCGTAAAACTATTTTAAACTATTTACTTTGACCCCCTTGACTTCTACCTATTCATAGCGTATATTTATAGTAGAAAATAAAGTAAAATAAATAAAAGAAAATGCTTGACAAGAACCTTGAGAAATGAGATAATAAACACGCCTAAACAAAGGAGTAAAAATATGAAACGATGTAAGGAGTGCAAGGAAATAATAAGTTTATCATTGAGTGATTTATTGACGGATAATAAAACACCTAAGAGAATAAGCAAGGATAATAATTATTGTTTAGATTGTTTTAATAAACTACACGCAGTTAAACGATAGGAGGAGTTATGAGAGTAAAGGCTTATAGATTAGAGTACGAAGACAAAGACGGAAATTTTAGAGGTTGTGCACATTACAGTACATCGGAACTAGCAGAGAAGCAATTAAAAAGGCATAGTTATTTATTAGAATATAATAGCAATATAATACCATCTAACAAATAAGAGTATTTTTGTTAAAGATTTAAAAGTAGGTATGGAAGGCAAATATAGGCTTCCTTGTGGCCATAATAACGGAGTAATACCTGGTGTGTGGCCTTCTGACACTATGATTTGTGTTGATTGCAAGGCCAGAACACAGTTTGTCTATAAAATAGCACAAGATAAGGAGGTCAAAAAAATGAGCAGAAAAGCATATTGTAAGAATTGTCCTGATACGGAGTTAATAACAGACGAAGAGCAAGAATTAGGATATTGTGTAGATTGTATTGATGGAGGGGATTTTGAAACACCTGAACCATATGACGAACTACGTCATCCTGATGATAATGGAAAGGAGGAGTTATGAGTTATACAAAAGGGAAGTGGGTAGTAATAGATATACCAGATACTACGATTGGTGATGGTTGGGATATAGTAGATGAGAATAACAATACAATCTTTACAAATAATAAAGCCAACGCCAAAAGGATAGTCCATTGTGTTAATAATTATGATGGGTTGGTTGAGGCGTGTAAGAAAAACATAGCAAGACTAAAGAAACTTATTGAGCCAAATATGCTAGAGCGAACAATAATAGAAGATTTAGAACAAGCCATAAAAAAAGCAATAGAATAACCTTGACAAACTTCTGCTTTATGCTATAATAAAAGGCAGAAGGGAGATAACTATGAAGATATGTGGAAGTTGCAGGAAGAAAAAGAAAGAAACAGAATTTTATAAGCACAAAAGAGATGGGCTACAATCTATTTGTAAAGATTGTAAACGAGAACAAATGAAGGAGTATAATAAAACTCCTAAGAGGAGGGAATATAACAATAAAGTAGCTGAAAAATTAACTAAGGAAGGATATTTTAAAGAATATTTTAGCAGACCAGAAGTAAAAAAACGCAGAACAGAGCAACAGAAAAAGTATTATAATGACTTAAAGCAACGATATAAACATCTTGCAAGATGGGTATTAAATAAAAGAATTAAAAGTGGCAAAGTAATTAAAGAACCTTGCGAGGTATGTGGGGCAAAAAAAGTTGAAGGACACCATAAAGACTACTCAAAGCCATTAGATGTAATATGGTTATGTAAAAAACACCATCAAAAATTGCACTTAAAAGCAAAGGCAGAGGAGGAGTTATGAAAATCAGAAGTATATTACAAGATAATACTTTAGATACGATTAAATCGTGCATTAGGGTAGTAAATCTTTGTGAAACATTACCTGAAGCAATTAAAATGCTTAAAAGTTACTACGAGAAGCTAAAAAAGATATACGAAGATGAAAGTTAAATACCTACTAATACAATTAAACAAGCAAGTAAAGAGTATTAAAGAGTGGAGGAAGAAGTCCTATCATAGACCTAATCATTTTAACCGATAAGGTATTCCGCGAAATATACGAGAGGAGAGATTATGGAACGCAGAAAATACAGAGATAACACAGAGGAGTTTATGCTGTGTAAAGATTTAATGTGTCAGGGGCTTAAACAAGCCTTTGATGATGTGAAGGCATTACCAATATATGAAAAGGAACTCAAGGAACTTAAAAGAGAGGACTTTCTAAGTCAGGCAAGGTTCTGCTCTCGTAAGTGTAAAATAGACGAAGAAATTGCGGCAGGGAAAAGTGCTGTTGACTTCTTTGAAAACCAAAAGAAAGGAGAAACAAGACTGGAGTATTATATTTGGTCTAACCATTTAGACCTTGAACCAAATTATATAAGAAGAAAATACTACCAACTAAAAAAGGAGGTGCTAGAGTGCGAGAGATAAAGTTTAGAGCTTGGAGTAAAAAAGAAAAACAATTTGTAGATAATTTTATAATAGACAGACTAGGAAATGAATATCAAGTTAATAAAAGTGAATTTTGGGGTGATGATAGAGATGTTCAGCTTATGCAATACACAGGGCTAAAAGATAAAAACGGAGTAGAGATATATGAGGGGGATATAGTTAAATATGATATGGACGATGATAATACTGAATTGGAAGATACTGTAGAATATAATGGTGGTGCTTTTTATCCAATTTGCACACAACCATCAGAAACATTTGAAGTAATCGGAAACATATACGAGAACCCTGAACTAATGGAAGGAGAAACAAAATGAAACTATATGTCAGAATTAAATATGTAGAAGAAGGCGAATTAAAAGACCATAACAGAAATGACTTTGGAAGCTACTGGGAGGCAGTTAATTTCTTAGAGAAGTATGCAGTAGATGGGATAGTAGTTACAGAGGCACACATATTTTACCTGTAAACTGTTTGACAAACAAAATAAGAGTGGTATAATATAGACAAGTAAGGAGGTGAATAAAATGGATAGAAAAGATAATATGTTACAGAGAAAAGACTATGCAACTACATTAATAGACGCAGAGATTATCCGAAAGCAAGTATTCGTTAAAGAAGTTTTAGGCACTACTATTAAAGAGCTTCTTACCATAGCTATTAATAGCGAATATCCGAAAGCAGTTGAGATTAAAAAAGTAAAGGATAATTTAGATGACAAATCCCAAAAAGCATAAAAAGGTAAAAGCGCGCCAGTCTGTTTATAAAAGACAAAAAAGACTTGTCGCTACTGGTAGATGCCGATGTTGTGGTAAGTTAAGAGAACCAGAAAGAAAAAATAGAACTCGGTGTTTAACTTGTGCTAAAAAAGAGATAGAGTATGCTAAGAAATATAAAGTGTTAAATAGGGAAAAAATACTCAAACTGCAAAGAAACCACTATTGGAGGAATAAAGATAAGTCGCTTAAAACTGCTCGTACGTGGAGAGAAAATGCACGCCTAAAAGTATATGAAAAATATGGTGGTGCTATATGTTCGTGTTGTGGAGAAACAAGATTACCATTTTTAACATTAGACCATATCAATAATGATGGTTATAAACATAGAAAAAAGGGTGGTAATGGTGCAAGGATTGGTGGTGGCACTTATCTTTGGGCTATTAAGAATAATTACCCACCAACATTAAGAGTTCTTTGTTATAACTGCAATAGTGGTAGGCATAGAAATGGTGGTGTTTGCCCACACGAAGAAGAAAGGAAATTAAATGACAAATCCAAAGTTGCATAAAAGGGTTCAAGCTCACCAAAGATATTATACTAAAGACGAGGTTTTAGTGCCTGGAGTAACAACTATTTGTAACTTATTAGGTAAACCTGCACTCTATAATTGGTATAATCGTCTTGGGTTAGAAGGTATAGTTGGAAGTAAGTATGTAGACGAGTTAGCCGACATAGGAACTCTTGCTCACGAGTATATTAGTTACGACCTAAAAGGAGAAACTCCACCTGATGAGATGTTAGATGACTACACAAAACATCAGATAGATTCAGCACAGCCCTGTATTGAGAAGTTTAACTCGTGGAAATTAAACAACAAGTTAAAACCTATCTTAATAGAAACTGGGCTTATATCAGAGAAATATAAATATGGTGGAACACTCGACCTATACTGCGAACTCAACGGCAAGAAAACTCTGTTAGATTGGAAAACTGGGTCAGGATTTTATGAAGGTCATAAGGTTCAACTCGCAGCGAATAAGCATCTACTAGAGGAGAACGGACACAAGGTTGAGGAGTGTCGCTTGTTAGGTATAGGCAGAAACGAGAAAGAAGAAACTCACGAGTCATTAGTAAACTCTATGGATTTAAGATTTAAGAAGTTTCTTAATCTGTTAGAGGTATATTATATTAACCGAGAGTTGAAGGTATAACACTCTGTAAGGAGAAAGTTGGATTATGAAACAAACATTCACAGAAGATGACTTTGCAAGACCTGAGGGTATAAAGACGGGGTGGAAAGTAAAACCATCATCTGCACCCAAACTGTTTCAAGCCTGTGTAATAGCATATAATGAGCTTATAGCTAGTGATTGTAAAGAAGAAAGCCAAGATGTTATAGATATGCTTGAAAAAATCCTAAAAGATGCAAGGCAAATTAATATGGGGACAAAATGAACAACGAAAAGATACTAAATAAACTAGCCAGTATGTCAGCGTCAGAGATAGACAAGTTAAAGGATAAGACCTTGTTAGATTATAAACAAGCCTTACACGACTATCATATAGCAAAAGACGAGGAGTTGACAGTAAGGCACAACAAGAGAAAGGAACTATTAGACGGTGGAACATCTCACTCTAAAGCAGAGCAGATACTTAGAGCAGACGAAGAACTGTATCTCTTAAAGAAGAAGATACTAATGTGTGCAGATATAAAGAACCAAACTAAACTAACGATAGAGTTAATCAATAATTCATTTTGGCGTGCGAAACAATGAATATGCCGACCGTCTGTGGCTATCCCAGAGAATCTCGACACGAGACCACGCAAAGCGTTGCGGATAGAACTTCAATTCAGGGGTTTAGAGTCCTCATAACTAAGGATAATAACCTTAGAAACTATGGAACAAGTTAAAACACAGACGGCGGTTCCAAACAATAAAGGAGAAACAATGGTTATGCTAAATCAGGGCGGTAAATGGATTAAATCGGCAGAGGTAGAATCAGGAGAAAGAATTACCATTAAAAATGAAGGTGAGTGGCAGGAAAGCACACAATACAAATATCCTAACAGCGACAAGTATAGAAACGACTTCGTTGTTACTGTGCTACACAATGGCGAAGAAAAGAATATGAGAATGAATAAGACTAACAGAGATACATTATCAGCGTCTTATGGTAAAGACACAGCTAAGTGGGTAGGTAAGGTAGCAGAGATACAGAAGATGAAAGCTTTGGTAGCAGGTAAGCAGATGGATGTTATAGTATTAGAGGCTAAGCCTGAAGACCAGGGTGAAGCTACACCTGAAGTAGATATACCTTTTTAGAAAACAGTATCATAAAACAGAAAGGAAATTAAAATGTGGCTAAATAAGAGAAAATTAAAGGGTTTAATAGTAGAAGCAATACAGCAATGTGAGGATTATCCTATTCAGTTAATAAAGCTGAAGAAGGAGTTAGCAGAACTTGAGACTAAGAAAGTTATGGAAGAAAGGGAGATTAAGCATTTAGTCAAGTTAAAAGAAGAGAAGTTAGATGTTGAAAATTAGAAGAAAGTGTTGATATTAGATAAGGAGTTTTCAGATAAGATGATGACACTTCAAAAAGAGTATCACGAGAAACAGTTAGTTGACCTTGATACAGCTCGCAAGGAAATGCGGGAAGTTTATACTAAGATTATGGAGAGGTTGCCCAATATTAATGCTTCTTTGGATATAAAAAGGAGGAAATAATGTTAGGGGAAATTTGGGGTGGGGGATTTAGTAATATAAATAGTGCGTTTGATTCTGCTTTAAGCCTACAATATCAACAATATCAACAACCTCAACAAATATATGCTACTAATTGTACTAGCCCTACTGTCTGTTTACCCCCTCATTGGAACCTTGATGAGAAAAAAAGGGAAACTCCACTTAGTTTTTATAATGAGTTAAGAGAAGAGATTGATAGTTGGTTAAAAGTAGCGTGAACACTCGGCGGCGAGGTACAGGAACTCTCTCCTGTATCCTCGTTGCCAATAAAGGAGAGATATGCGAGAAATAAAATTTAGAGCTTGGGATACAATAAATAAAACTATGATGGTTGACGGATTAGCAGTAACATTAAATGGCGAATTTAGTTTACTCACAAGTAGACAGGGTGACGGAGCATTGGAACATAGATTAATAAAAGATGAGATATTTATCCTAATGCAATACACAGGACTAAAAGATAAGAATGGTAAAGAGATATATGAGGGGGATATAGTTAATGTTAGAAATTGGGGAAGAACTGATGAGATTGTACATATAACCGATATAGTATGGGATACTGATGATAAAGGGTGGGGATTTGGTCAGTTTTTAGATGTTGATAGATACGATATGTTCCGCAACATTGAAGTAATCGGGAACATATACGAGAACCCTGAACTAATGAAAGGTAAATAATGCCAAAAGGAAGAATGTTAAATAAAAAAATAAGTCAGGACTCAAAAGTGGCAAGATTATCAGTAGAAGCTACCCTATTATATACTTGGTGCATACCATATCAAGATATAAATGGTAGGCTATATGCAGATGTGTGGTCAATAAAAGCAATCGTTCCTTTTGTTAATGAAATTACTATTGACAAAATACCAGTCTTAATACAAGAATTAGTAGATAATGATTTAGCTATATACTATGGTGATGGTTTACATAAGTATATACAATTAAAAGGGTTTGCGACAAATCAAAGAGTTGACCCAAACAAAGAAGCAACACCAGAAATACCTGCTCCAGACCAACTCCAGAGTAATTCCAGAGTTACTCTACCACAAGTAAAGGAAAGTAAAGGTAAAGTAAACGGAGAGACAAACTCACCCATACAGGCTGTTTTTAAAAAAGAGGGGGCGGATTTTGACCCTATTTGGGAGTCTTTTCCACGAAAAATTGGCAAAAAGGAGGCAGAACGGCACTTTCAAGCCTCAATTAAGAAAGGTTTTACCGTAGAACAGATACAAAAAGCAGTAGATAACTACATTCAATACCTAAAAGACAACAAAACAGAAGATAAATATATCAAACACGGCTCTACATTCTTCAATAACTGGGAGGATTATCTTGTATATGAATCAAAAACAAGAAAAGAAAGGTGTGATTTTTGATTTTTATAACGAATTTGAACAGTATTTAGTAAAGGAGATAAATGCAGAACAAACATTCGATAACTGGTGTAGAACAAAATTCTTCAACAAACCAAAACTTTTCACCGAATCAACCGCCTCAAACAAACGATACATCACTTCACTTAAGGAAAGCCTCAGAGATATACGAAACACTAAGAGCAGAGATAGTTCAAAGGGACGGGATAATAAAGTATCCTTTTGGGCTGACCGAACTTGACGAAAAGACTGGTGGGCTGCATAAAAAGGAATTAGTATGTATTGCTGCCGAAACTTCACACGGGAAATCTGCGTTTTCAATAAACCTGTTGAAAAACTTAGCCGATAAGGGGACTAAGATAGCTTACTTCTCATTAGAAATGAGTTCAGAACAGATAGTAGAGAGATTAGTTACTAATATATGTGAGATAGACAATCAAGATTTAAGGTTCGGTAGGGCATTAAAGCGATTAGAAGAACGGGAGAGTGTATTTAAGAATTGGATAAGTGGGGCAAGTATATTAATTGATGATAGATATGGGTTTGAGTATGGAAATATAGAAAGAGTAGTAGAAGAACTTGAACCAGATTTTATATTCGTAGACTATATCCAGTTAGCCTCTACAAGAGCTAAATCTAAGACAGAATCAATAGAGAACTATATTAGAGGGGTTAAGCAGTTATGTAATACCCACGATATGGGTGCTATTGTAGTCTCCCAGCTAAACAGAGACGAGAAAAGCTCTCTCTTGCATAGAATGAAGTGGGCTGCTGTATTAGCTGAAGCACCTGATGTCGTAATAATATTAAGTTGGGACTGGGAAACTAAAACATATAAACTAAGAATAGATAAACAAAGAAACGGCTTACAGGGTAATTTAGAGTTAGAGTTTAAACCTCAGTATTCTAAGTTTTTTGATGCTGAAGTTTTTGTACCACCAATAAGGAGTGACATAAATGGTTAAAAATAAAGGAGGAAAGATGGATAAGCCGAAAAGAATAATAGTACGATGCGATGTTTGTATGAAGCAAAAGGAAAAAGTAAAAATATATCGTGCTAAATATGGTAGGGTTAAAATGTATTCTGCGTGTCCAGAATGTCAAGAAGAAATGAAGATTACAGAAAGAGTTTTAGATGTTTCTCACAAAAAAGCACTACTTTCGGGTAAATATAAACAAAGGGCTGGTTCGCTTGAATTAATCCCTTTAGTGGCATAGAGTTATGACAAATAACGCTATTTTAATTAAGTTGTTTGTTTTCAACGAGTTACAACAAGTCGGACACCTTAGTGGTAGGTTACCCTACCTTGAAAAGATTTGTGCTTAAAATGGCTAAACCTAAAACATTAAGCTGGCATATAAAAAAGACTTGGACTGAATGTTCAAAATATGTAAGATTGCTTCATTCCTTTAATGGGTTCTGCACCTGTTATACTTGCGGGGTTACTAAACCTATCAAGGAAATCCAAGCAGGACACGGCTTTGCAGGTAGAAGACACGCTTATTTATTTGAGTTAGATATAATACGCCCACAATGCTATGGGTGTAATTGTTGTAACTCAGGTAAGTTAGATGTATTCACTTATAAGCTAAGAAAAGAACACGGCACAAAGAAGTTTGAAAGACTATGGGCTTTGACCAACCAACAGAGAAAATATAGTATTCCAGAGTTAATAGAATTAAGAGAATGGTTTAAGAATAAGATAAAGGAGGAGTGATGACTAAACGAGAGGTGTTAGAGAAGGTATATTGCGATGGACAAGTAAGCGGTGCTGGTTCTACTGCTCAAACTAACTACAAAGATATGGATGAAGCCCTTGTAGCCTTAGATAAGTTAGAGAAAGAGAAGATATTAAGGATGGTGGGTGAGGATTTGCCACCTAATTTACACCCAGATAAAGATAATGATACAGATATGTTCCATTATGGAGCCAATAGAACCAAAGCTGAAATCAGAAAGAAAGTGAGGGGGTTATGAAGCTAACAATAGAACTTGTACCACAATCTGCTTTCTTTAAGAATGTAAGGTCTGAAGTATCTAAAGAACAATGGGATATAATTAGGCGAGAGGCATATAAAAAAGCAGGGTACAAGTGTCAAATATGTGGTGGGGTAGGCGAAAAACACCCTGTTGAGTGCCACGAGATATGGGAGTATAAAGATGGAGTTCAGAAATTAATTGGTTTTATTGCTATTTGTCCTGCTTGTCATCAAGTAAAGCATATAGGATTATCCCGAATGAGAGGATTGGAAGAAGATTGCATGAAGCATTTAGTGAAAATTAATAATATAAATGAAGCACAAGCTTATACTTATATAGAGAATAGTTTTGCTATATGGGATGAAAGAAATAAACAGGATTGGAAATTAGATATATCTTTATTGGAAGAAGTATAAACCTACAAAGGGGGTTGAGATGAGTAGAGAAAAATGTTGTGAAGAATATGGAAATAAGATTACTGATATGTTGAACAAAAAACTATTTAAATGTAATGAAGCTAAGTCGCATAGAGTTTTCTTACACCGCCTGTCAAGTTTTTTATTTAAAATTACGGGGAATGTAAATGCAACAATGAGATTAAACCATATAGGTTCTGGATATGGTATTTCTCATCTCACAAACCAACCCCAAGATAAAGAGAGGGCGTGATGAGAGAGATTAAATTAATTGCAGATATATGTGGAGGGTCAGGTGCTTGGAGTGAAGATTATTTACAGGCAGGTTATGAGGTAATAATATTTGATATTAAAGACGGTTATGATATTAGGCTCCCTAAGGTTCAACAATACATAATAAATCTAAAACCATATGGCATATTAGCCGCACCGCCCTGCACGCAATTTAGTTTTGCTAAGACAACAGGTTCTGCTCGTAAAGCAGAGGTTGGTATGAGAACAGTAATTAGCTGTCTTAATATAATATGGGGGTGTCAATATAGATTAAAAGGTTCATACTCTAAAACTACACCATTAAAATTCTGGGCTTTAGAAAATCCCAATGGTTTACTTAAACACTTCTTAGGAAATCCTCCTTTTGAATTTAACCCTTATGACTTTGGTGATAACTATAAAAAGAAAACTCATCTATGGGGTTGGTTTAATGAACCTAAAAAAACGCCCATTAAATGCACTAAGCCGAAGTTTGATAGATTACTTACAAAAGAAATACACCCTGAATATTATGGTAAGCTAACAAGGCAAGAGCGGAGAGCAATTACTCCTGCTGGCTTTGCTAAAGCATTTTTTGAAGCTAACAGATAAAGAGAGGAGAGTGTGATGAATAACACAATAGAAGTTTTGGAAGATTATGTAGACCTAATAAATAAATATATAGAGAATTGTAAAAATCCTCAAGTATGGGTACTGGGTGCAAATGATATAAAATATGGAACAAAATTAAAGAAAGCCCTCACCAAAGCCATAGCCACCCTTAAAGCAGTAGAGAGTGCAGGGGATGAGTTGCCTAAGAAGAGAGATTGCCCTCGTTATGGTGCAACTTATGACTCTGAATTAGAAACTAAGGTTAACACTTTTAACGAAGCATTAGAGCTTTTTGAACCTATCCTCGCCAAGCAGATACTAAAGAATAAGGAAGCACAAAGCATTACTGCTCACGAAATAGAAGGCACTACTGAATATAAATGTGAGCATAAAGGCACATTAGATGGAGATTGTGTATGGTGTGCCTTATCAGTAGCAGAAACAGGATTAGATAAACAAAGGGCAAAGGTTAAGGAACTGGAAGCAGAGCTAAAAATAGAAAGAAGCAAAACAAGTATACCAAATAAACGGGTGCCTAATTGTACAAGGTTAATAAATACATTGTTAGAAAGATATAGAAACTATTTAGAGGGGTTAAATTGGATAGAATTAAAACGATTAATTAATGAAGGAGATTGAGAATGGCACACGATAAATGTTTAGAATTAGCAACTAAGCGATGTGATTGTATAAAAGATACTATTGATGAA